TTATCTAGCAAAAACATTAAATTCTGAATCAGTTAATTGTTGTAATGGTTCATAAATTTTTAATCTTGCTTTACGTAAAGACATTATACAATATCTTAACGCAGAAATTAAGTCATCATTCATAGGTACAATCTTGCCGTCTTTCCTATGGTGCATTCTTAACTCCTCCAACAGTTTACTTTGATTTTTAAAGATTTTCAATCGTTTTGTCTGCATCCTTACTAGCATTTCCATTATTCCTGCCTCAACTGAATTACCTCCAGTACCTTCTTTCATTCCTTTTTGTGGAGGATTAGTAAACCATGTTGAACACATATTAACGCTTTCCTTTTTATACTGCTCGGTTAAATTCTTACCTGATCCTTTATCGGCTTGTCTACCATCTTGAGGCCAAATAACTGGAATCCATTTACCTCTAGCATTAATAGCTGATGAATGTACAGGTACTGTTTCCTGGCGAATAGAATAACTATCATAAACATAAACTGTATCTACATCTCTATCCCAAGCAACCCATACACAAGCTGTAGGGTGATCCCAACCAAAATCTATTGCACATAGTCTAGGCCAATGGCTTGGTATATCAATAATATCACATAATATTTCTTCTTCAACAATTGGAAAAACCAAACCAGAACCTAATTGTGGTATTCCTTTTTCTCTCATCTTTCTTTCGTGAGGTGGTAATGCTTGTAAAACTTGTTCCCTAATTTTTTTTGTCATATGAGGTGCATCATCCCATGTAGCTTTAAGCAATGCTTGACCCTCTTTTAAATCATTAATAAATTGTGCTACAGTTTGTGTCATTCCTTGTTCTGGTGTAAACGTCATATAAACCATTCCACCTTTATCTGCTGTACGAGTTAATGCTTGTGTATAAATTCCTACGGGTGGTTCTTCATCCAACCAAATAACATCTACAGATTCTCCCATCCATTTCTCTTTACCCATTTCATATGCTTTAAATCCTACTCTTGAATATCCACCTGAAGTATGTTTAACGATTAATGAGTTGATTGCATTTGGCACACCAGCTTTTCTTACGGTTTCTCCAATATACTTTAAAGGGATTGTTCCTGTACCTTTGGCTGCTGGATCATCTGGCTGACCGACAAGTTCTTTTTGGCAAACATCCCTAGTAGTTTCGTTTGAAACTCCCCCAGCCCAAGCTCTAACAGGTCTGTCAAATCGTTTACCAGCCCACCACGTTGGGTATTGACCCGTCACATGGTATGCCATTTCCATGGCCCCACAAAAAGACTTGCCGACACGATTACCAGCCATTAACAATCTTTGCGATGCTAATGTATTATGAAACTTCTTTTGATATTCATATGGCTTATAATCAGCCATAATATTAGTAACTTTACGTCTTTCCAATTCCTTTGCGATTTTCACAGCTTCTTCTAATTCATCCATCCTACTTAATTTCACCCGTTTTTTTATTCAAGGTATAGAACTTACCTGTTTTAGAACTTCTATAACGAGCATTGTTTCTATCACCCCATCGCTTATTCCAGGCCCAACAACTTATTCTGCTGCTATACTTTTCCAGTAAACTATAAATACAATTCATCATTGTAACCAATTAAATACTGCCCTTAATGCTAATACAAAATACATCAACTCCATAAGAGTTCGGGGAATATCCTTATCCTTTATTCCTATATATACCCAAAACCCGCAAGAAATACTAGCCAAACTCCATCCTAGCATCTGTGCTACACTATTATAGAACCACCTAGCATCAGACAAGATAAATATACTTGCCATAGCTATAGCAAAACCCCACCATCTATTTTTAGCTACATGATAGTACCTAATCTTCATTACGGCATTATATACCAACCCCAAAAAAATACATGCCTTATACCTATTAACATAAGTTAATATTAATAATTACCCACCGCTGTACGGAGGGATGCATAATATAGATGAGATTCTGGCGGCTTTGGGGTATGGGGTCATTTTTTTGATCTTTTTTTCTTTTTTCTTTGTAGCTGTAGCGGTGGCGGGTCTTTAGATCCTACAAGGCTAATCAATTCCATAGAACTAGATAACATCAACATAATAAAGAGGTATCATTGCCCTTCAATCTGCTAGAATTTGAATGTGTGTGTGCGTGTTGAAGCATTCATACGCCTTTAATTGCCCTTATCCTATCTTATCAAGCTATTAAGCTATGCTCTTATCTACTCTTATTGGTACTGTTTAAGCCTATTGATCTAGTGCTTATACCTAAATGTACTGACACCCTTATTATTGGTAATAGTCTTGTTGATTTACTCTTTTACAGGATTTATACCTACACTTTTAAAGGGTTATTTTCGGCAATTTATAAAGGGCGGTTGTATTGCTTATTAACGCTGATAGTCCTTGTTAATAGTGCGTTCTTTATTTGTACGCATTTTGTCCGCTATATAAAGCAATACTTCTAGTGGCAAAAGCTACGTTTTTGGTTTAGGTAAGTTATATATTTTAGGTATAAAAAAACCCCTAAAAGTTTTTAATTTCTAGGGGTTTAATTTCTTAATTTATTTTATTGTGAGATATTTAAATCTGATGGTAATACTTTGTTGTCTAAATATTTTCCAATTTTTGATAGTTCTTCATCTATTTGTTTTTGTCCTTTTATATTCATTCTTGAATATAAACGGGCATAAGTAATTAATAGATTTTCCCACGTTGGAACAATATTAATCTTGCCTGTTTCTTCTGATATGCTTTTTATTGTCATTTTAGCCTCTTTCATTAAAAATCAACTTAATGATTGAATTAACCTACGTCAACAAAATAAAAATTTATTTTCCTTGTTCTCTTAAATCTTGCTCTTTAATCATACAAACAGCATAATTAATTAATTCTTGCTTTGCGTCATTTAATCGGTCTTTATTTAAAAACCTTAAACATTTTTTTAATAAATGAAACAAAGTAAAAGCTGTGTCTGTATCTTGCTTTTGATAGTGATTAAAATCAAATTCAATTTGATCTAACACCCTTGCAAAGTTTAAAACATTACCTCTATTTTCAATACCTTTATTAATTACAAGTATCTCATTATGGAAAAAAGTCTTATTTTCCTCGCCTTGTATTATTGAAAATCTTTCGTTTGTATTCATTTTGCTTTTGATGTCTTTTATTGGTTTATTTATTATCTTGTTATTATCCATTTTAGCCCTTTTTATTAATTATTAACTTAAATTAAGTACTATTTTAATCTGTTTTTGATGTCAACATATAAAAAGCCCCCTGTTTTTATACAAGGGGCTTGTTGTTGGTTGTTGGTTTATGTTTTTAATTTCTGATTGTTTTACAGTCCTAACTGTATCAATTGTATTGTTTTTATCAAGCCATTTATTAAGTCAATAAAATAATTGTTTTTATTTGTTGACATCTGTTATTAACCCATGTTAAGCAATCAATATGATTAAAACATTTAAAAACATATTAAACTTTTTAGATTATGCATTGTTTTTTTTAATTATGATGTACTTCTTTGGCGGTGGTTTTTTGTGGACTATTAACAATTTAATATAAAAGGGGTTTAAATGACTAAATTACATCATACAGAATATAAAAAGAATTATAAAAATTATATTCTTAATACTGTTGAAACTGGTCTAAATGATGAGCCATTAAAAACAGATGAAGAAAAAATCAATTATATTCTTGACCGTTTTAATAAAGAATACGGCTTTATGATTGATAGAGTAGGAAAACACAAAGCTATGGCCGAGTGGTTGAGTGGTTTAGCTTTAGATATTGACTATTATTATGACGACATTGTTAAACTTGCCATAAAAATGGGGTCTATTGATGAAAATCCAAGCGAAAAACTACAAGCTAGGGTCAAGGAAAATTATTGGGATTTTATGGCCAATATTATTATAGGGTTTAAAAAATGACACCAACAAACTTTATAATTTTAATGATATCCTTTGGTATAGTTTTTGTCATAGGTGCGTGGTTGTATGACGGCTATAAAATAGACCTAAAAAGAAAACAAGAAGAATTGACCAAATCATTTAACAGGGAAAAAAACAATGGCAGATAATATAATATTGCAAACAATTTATGATAGTCACTTTTTATAAAATTTCTTAATAAGATCTTTAAGTGATTTAAC